CGTCTGTCTTCAGTTTGAGAAGCTCTGTATCTAACGTGCAAGAATGGTCTTCTAATGTTTGTACCAAGTTGTTGGTCATAAACAGTTGAAGTTCCAGCAGGTATCAATACACCTTCAATATTCTGAACAGCTACAGCACCTCTTGTAGAAGCGTCGTTTAAGTATTTCCAACTAGTTTTGTAGAAGTCATAAGAACCTCTTCTGAAACCAGAAAAACCTAAATTAAGAGCCATATCTTCAGAATTTTCAAATAAACCATAAGCAGTACCTCCAGCTTGTCCAGAAGAAATTTGCCCTAGCATATCATCAAAATCTAAATCTAAAGATCTACTTAAGAAAAGCATGTTTTCTTCAATAGCTCCTTGAGTATCAAGATTTTTAAGTACTTGATCAAAGTCAGAAATACCAGTACCTCCAGAAAAACCAGACATAATGTTACCTCTTTGTTGAATAGCAGCAAATAAACCTTGAGTACCATTGGCGTTAATACCACCTCCAGCGGCATTAGAGAAACCTGGTATAGCAACCCCAGCAGTAAGCTGAGCTTGGAAACCACCTGCAGCAGCAGCTAATTCACCTTCAACCATAGCCATTTCTAAGTAGTCATCAAATCTTAGTCTTGTTTCAGACTCAGACTTTAGATACCATAAATAACCTGATGTACCATCTTCAGTAGCAACTTCTACCCAACCGATTTGAGCCATATCAGAACCATTAATTTGGAATGAATCTTTTATGATAATTGGTGTGTTAGAAAATTGAGTGAAAGAAGGTTGAACAGACTTTACAGATCCAGCAGCTCCACCTTGAGCGGTAGCTCCAACCGTACCTTTTGCAAATTGAGAACCATATACAAACATTTTAAGTGATCCAGCAACAACGCCTAGTCCGTTCCAGTTAGCAGGTTGAAAAGGGTAAGCAGTTATAGTTGCAAGATTACCAGCAGCATTTGTAGCACTTGCTCCAACAATACCTTTAATAGTAACTCCCGTTGCTGGGTTCATTACCACAATAGTATCATTTGGAAAAATTGCATTTTGAACTTGAGCAGTTACGGCAAAAGTTAAAGTAAAGTTTCCAGCTCCAGTTAAACTAACGGTATTATAACCGATGTGTAATCTGTTTTGTTCAGACCAGATAACCTGATCAGATGTCATTGGCATCTCAGCGCCAACCATACGTAAGAAACCGTTTAAAGTTCTATTTCCGTATCTCTCTACCTCAGCTTCGTAAACCTCAGGTAAGTATTGTTGTGCAAAATCATTTGCTTGTGCACCACCAGCGTTAAACGCTAGGTAATTTCCTTGTAGTGCTAATTGTTGTTGAGAAGGTATAATGCTTCCAAACACAGGAGAAATTTGTCCCATAATAATTAATTGTTTTTGTTTTAGTTAAATTTTCTTGTTTTAATCTTCAATTTAGAAGAATCAAGACCACTGATAGATTTAACTTTTAATCCATTAACAAATACGTCTCCACTAGGCGAAGGCCTAACATCATCGGATATGTTTTTAGATTTTGCAATAAGATCTTTAGTAGCATCGGATTTACCTTGCTCATAAAAATGTTTTGCAATCGAGTCGACGTTTTCAGCGGCGTACATAGCTTTGTGATAACCTTTAACATCACTTACATTACCTTTATCATCTAAGAACTTCTTAATTGTGTTTGTAATATTTGATTGTTTAGTTGCAACTTCATTAGGATTTTTAACCCCATATCTAAACTTTTTTTCTCCTACACTGATGTCAAAACCTTTGAAATCTTTAGAGAAATAATCTTTAGTGTTAGATTTAAAATCTTCATGTTGTTGTTGAGCTGTGTTTTGCTCTTCATTATAGCGATTGAAAAAGTCCATAGCTTTTTGTTGGTCTTGTGTCGTACCAGGTCTCAACTTGATTTCCTCGTAATATTGACTTTTTAAACCATCTAAATGCTTTCGGGCTTTTGCAACCTCTTCTTTATACGCAAGTTTCTTTTTACGAATCTCACGCTCTTCATCCACTTCTTCATCAAAAGCAAAATTATCTTCAATCATAAAGTTAATTTCTTCTGAATCTAAATGTGACTTAGCTTGTTTGTAATACTCTTTTAAAAGAGTATCATTATCTACATTAGAATAATCAGCGTTTAATCTAACGTAATCTTCTAATGTTCCACCTGTTTCTTTCATAAAGTCTACGACTTTTTCAATGTTTTCAGGTAGTTGTGCTATTTCCCTTGCCTCTTCAGGTGATGGAGAAATAACCTTTTCTTCTACTTGCTCACCTATTTGCTGTATCTCTTGTTCAACAATTTTTTCTATAGGTTTTACTTCTTCTTTTTTAATTTCAGAAACCGGGCTGGACTCTGGTACTTTTTCGTCCACTTTAGGGCTATCTCCGGTTTGTTCGCCCACAACCACTTTCTCTGTTTCTCTGACTGGAATGGCATCGTTTTCTTTTTTAGGTTTTGATAAATCAACTTTGATAATATCGTTTTGCACTAATTGTTTTGGCTTTTTAAGTTTTACCTTAAAAGTCCCTTCTTCTTTTACTTGTTCTGACATAATATAATATAATAAAAATTAATAAATAAGTTTATTGTGGAGCAAATTGCTCAGTACCAAAACCTCCTAACGTGTCATTACCAGAGGATTCAAAATCTTTAGGTAAACCATCGTTTTGTCTTTGACTGATTAATTCACTTTGTTGAGTCGCTTGAATTTTTGTTCTTTTATCTTTACGGTCTTCAATAAACTGTTCTTTTTCTCCAACTCTAGCATTATTTGCTTGAGCTAATTGTAATTGATATTGAAACTCTTCAGCCATTAATTGTTTTTTAATTAAAGCTTCTTGTTCCATCCTTTGTATTTCAAATTGAGATTTAGCTTGTTCAATTTGTATCTCTGTCTGAGCCAAAGCTTGTTGTTTTTCAACTTCTTGCATTGCCGCAGCTTCACTAGCTTGTTGTTGTGCTTGTCCTTGGGCTTGTATTTGCTGCTGTTGAGCAGCTTGGTCTTGTTTTTGTTTTTGTATTCTTCTAAACTTTAAAACTTGATTAGCTAAAGAAGAGTTTTTTATTTCTCTAATGTCAATAGCATCCTCAAGGTATATTTGATTTTGTTGTAAAGCCATTTGAATATTTTGTTCTATCATAGCTTTTTCTTCATCGTCTGGTTCTAAATTTAAATATAAACCAAAATCATAAAGATGAAGATCTTCAATTTCTTTTAAGGTTGCTACGTTAAACTTACCAATACTAGATTTTAAGGCATTATTTGTTAAAGAAAAATCTAACATATCAGCTACTCTTAAAGAAATGTTTTCACAAGCTCTAAGAGTTAAGTATAAACTAGCATCTAATATATGTTTTGTAGCTATATTAGAAGCGTTAGCGGCCATTTTTTGTAAACCAACTAAAGCATTAGGATCTGGCTGACTTCCGTCTCTAGCCTCATTAAGACCAGTTACATCTCTAATCATTTGTAAGTAATATTGATACGTAGTCACTAGTGATTGTATCTTACCATTAGCACTTGATGATTGTAATTCTTGAATAGGTACTTTACCTCTATTAGGATCACCATCTTGTGTAAGGGATCTACCAACAATAGAACCTGTTTGAAAATACATATTCAAAGCTTCTTGTGGATTGTAATTAGTACCATTGCCTAAATCAACCTCTGCTAAACCATCAACATCTACAAACACACCATCTGGAACCATACGCTGTATTACTTGTTGTAATTTTAACGATGTAAGCTGTATCATGTCCGCAAAACTAGTACATCTACTAACTAAAGATTCTATACGACCTTGGTATAAATTAGGAGCACACATAACAAAATTCATGTTAACTTTAGTCAAATCACTTTTAGGCCTTGTCATGTTCTCTGCTAGTTTCCAATCAAGCATCTGTGGAACGCCCATTACTTTGGCGCCACTAAACAAAACCTCTATACTTCTTGAAGCTCTTTCAAAATTATCACTTTCAGGTGGATTAAACGTGTCAGGTTTTTCTAGTGTTTTTTCTAATCCTGATTCAGTTTTTTTGATTTTAAAAACTTGATCAATAAAGGTTTTATATTCAAAAAATAATATTTGAACTAAATCATTGTCATAATTTGGATTAGCTATATAACCATCACGCCCAGGGTATCTAACCATTTTTTCCATTTCTTCATCCGTAAGATATGGAAATTTCTTTTTTATTTCAGCTAAAGTCATAGACTTTATTTCACCAACATAATATACATCTTCAAAATTAGGATCATTTGTATATGAATAAACTAAATTAGCAGGATCTACATAATCAACAACAACTCCTTCAGATTTATTAAAAGAAGTTTTTAAGGCTCCAATACCAATTGTTACAATGTCTTCAACAACCCGTTTTTTTATTAAATCATATTTATTAAAAGCTAAAACGTTGTCGATTAATTCTTCTTCTGCAATTTCAATTGACTGTTTGTAGTTCAGTTGCATATGAACCTCTAATTCTTCTTTAGTTTCTGGTAATTTTTCTGGATTAGCTGTTGAAAACAAATCAGCACCTATTTTGTTTTTTATTTCATTTAAAAAAGGTTTAGCTGACATATCTCGCATTATATCAGCCGCGTATTTTGTTCTTATTTGTTGAGAAAAAGGATCTTGAGCATAAGCATTTATCTCATAATCTTTTGAAGCAATACCATTAACAACTATATCTACAAATTTAGGTATAATAGGTACTGGCTTCCAGTCTAAATTTAAATAAGACAAATCACCATTAATAGATAATTCATCTTTATATTTTTGCACACTCTGCTCGCCACGAGCGTATAATCTTAAATTATGAAAATTTTGATAACCTGTATTCCATCTACTACCATTCACTCTTCCTCCTCTAAACCATTCGTATTCAATAGCTTGTCCCACTAACAAACCATACTCTAATGTTTTCTTTTCCCCTTCAGATACCATCTGACTTGGAAACGCACTATTAATACCAGTGTTTAATTTCATCTATTAATTATTTTTGATGTACCGCCTCTATTATCATACTTAGAAAAACTTAAATTAAGTGGTTCTTTAATTACCTCAGCGATAGGTCTATATTTATTTTTATTGCAAGCCATGATAGCTAATCCAGAACTTATCGATGCATCGTGTTTGGTTCTATCATTTATATTAAAAGCAGCCCAGTCTTCTAACGTTCTTTGAAAATACATCGTTCCATACTGCTC